AAGTCACGATGACGCACCGGATTCTATTTCATTGTTTGAGAACGAAATGAGAACAGGTCCTGCGGCAAAGGCTGAAGCTGCTGTAAACCCATTTAGGAGGTACGTATGACAACAAGAGAATATTTATCACAGATACGGCGTTTTGATAAGATGATTTCAAACAAAAGAGAGGAAATATATAATCTGCGGGCTATGGCTTACGGAACGAGCGCACCAGCTGGCGGAGATAGGGTACAAAGTTCTGGAGATAAGGACAAATTAGGTTCGTTTGTAGGAAAAATCATAGACACAGAACAGGAACTTAGCGAAATAATATCAAAGCGGTTCGAAATTGTGCAGGAGATCGAAAGCCTTGAAGATACGGACGAATATAATGTTCTGGCGAAAAAGTTTGTTTTACAGAAAGATGTAAAGGAAATTGCTGTAGAGGAGCATAAAACAATGCGCCAGACATTTGGCCTTATTTCAAAGGCGATCACAAGCTTTGAAACAAAATATGGAGAAAAATATATTTGAGCGGAAAGGAGAAAGCTATGTTAGAAAATTTTACGGGATATGAAAAGAAAAACTGGAAGAACAGTCCGGATAAAACAACACCGTTAAGCGCTGAAAATCTTGACCACATGGATTCTGGAATAAAGATGAATGCGGACGCCGTTATCGAGCTGCGGGAGCAAGCGAAAGAACAAAAAAAGAAAACTGACGATGCACTTAGTGCGGTAAATACGAATATAGCGAACATCACCCCGGATGATACCGCCGTAGACGGGAAACCCTGGACATCCAAGCATATCGTGGATATGCTCTGCCCGCCGCTGGAAGTATCCGGGAATCCGGTACAGTGCTATCCTGTGGCAGGGTATCCGCTTGGTATCACATCATCCTGGGAGCCTGTGCAGGAAGGCTCCGGTGATCCGTCCCCGGATAACATCAGGCCCATTAAGGGGCGGGATAGCGTGACGGTGACAAGATGCGGTGCAAATTTGCTCGATCCGATTTGGAAGTCTAAAACCGAAAAAGGAATACAATGGATAGTAAATGCTGACGGTAGTATTACTATCCAAGGAACAGCAACAGGCAGAAGTTACATTAAATTAATGGATTACAAAACTAAAAAAACGATTCCAGATGGACTGTATACGCTATCATTAGGGACGAAACTTCCCGAAGGAAGTAGTGCATTAATGGGTCATTATAACAATGACGATAAATATCTTGGAAATTTAATGGCCATTGACAGTGGAAAATCATATGCTTCAGCAAACCTGAATGGTGTTGGTGCGCTGGATTGCTATATAGATTGTAGGGCTGGATGCATTATTGATATTGTTGTCTATCCGATGCTTGTGCAGGGTGATAAACTTCCAGATGCATACATTCCATACAACGGCGATAGCGCTACTCTCGCTCTCCCGGAGACCATCTACGGCGGATCTGTGGATGCTGTGAGCGGAGCGGGAGAATCGCAATATAACAAGGTTAATATTCGGATGGAAAATCTGAACTATAACATAAACATATCAGCGATGCTTGGATACGCTTCTCAAAATCTTCTGAATGATATACAGCTTCCGTCATCTAATAGTATTGCATTTGACGGCGTGTGTGATTGTCTCCCAACAAAGCCAGCATCCGAAATCAACAGTGGAGCGATTGGCTTAGGAGTGTCAGCATCAGGAGACATTTATCTGAAAGCAGAAGGTCTGGATTCAAAAGAAGCATACGTTGCAAAATTCCCAGACGGTGTGAATGTATGTTATAAGGTGGAAACTCCTACATCATTCTCGGCAACCGGGAACGCACCTGTCAAAGCCTTATCCGGCGTAAACACAATACTAACAAATGCAGACACCGCAGAAGTCACAGGCCGGGAAGATCTGATCCATGCGATAGCCGGACAGTAAGGTATATTTGCATTTACCGAACCAAATGAAAAGCAGGAAACAGGTATTGAATTTCATAAAATTTCACATAATTTCATATATTCGTATCTTTTTTGTTGAAATCAGATAGTATAGAATATACTTGAAAAAATGTATTCAAAAGAAAGCCGTTCAGAAATGGACGGCTTTTTTGTTGCACAAATATGGGGAAGATTATGGGATATACACCAAAAACAATATATTGCCCACGTTGCAATCGAAGAGTTGGCGAGTGGGACGGGCGCTCTACTACGAATGTAATCGTAGCGAGTTGCAAAAAATGCAGGAAGAGAATTGTGTATCACGTGGATACGGAAAAAACCGAAGTAAGCAAGATACCTCTTAGAACCACATCTTCCGGCATGACTTTCCTTTAGGAGAACTTTATGTACGAAAAAAACAGAGTTCCTTTTCAAAAAATAGTGGGCGGGGACTATGGGCGAAAAACTTCATACACGGATGTCGAACAGATTACAACCATGAACGTTGTAAAAGTTATTGGAAGTTGTATCGGGAATTTCTACAGAAACAAAGTGGCCATACGGTACCTGTGGAAATATTATAAAGGCGACCAACCGGTACTGTATAGGGAAAAAATAAGCAATGAGGACATAACAAACAAGATTGTTGAGAATCATGCTTATGAGATTGTACAGTTCAAGGTTGGACAGACATACGGGGAGCCGGTTCAATTTATCAGCCGGAAAGATGATAAGCGGATAAACAGTTCGGTAGATGAACTAAACGACCTCATGGCTGACGCAAATAAGCAAGAGAAAGACATAAAGGCTGGAGAGTGGCAGTCTGCCGTCGGAACATCTTTCAAGGCGGTCCAGAGCAAAGATGGGGATATTCCGTTTAGAATTGTTGCTCCCACACCGATGAACACTTTTGTTATTTATAACAGAAGCACGGAAGAACCTGTTCTTGCGGTGCAGGAATTAAAGGATGAAGACGGAAAGTGCTACAAACTGGCCTTTTCCGAAACGATGTCATTTAAGATTGTTGACAGCAATGTGGTTGAAACAAAACTGCATACCTATGGCAGTATTCCGATTGTGGAGTTCCCAAACAATCATGAACGCATATCTGACATAGAACTTGTAATTTCTATGTTGGACGCAATCAACAATATGCAGTCTAACCGTATGGATGGTATTGAACAGTTTGTTCAGTCATGGATCAAATTTGTAAACTGTGAGGTTGACGAAGAACAGTTTGCGAAAATGAAGCTAAACCGGGCACTGGTAGTAAAATCAATAAACAAGGACAATAAGTCTGATGTCGATGTGATGACACAAGAACTCAATCAGACGCAGTGCCAGGTTTCCAAAGATGACTTGTGGGACAATGCATTATCCATTCTTGCAATTCCTACAAAGCAAAGCAATACCGGCGGAGATACGCAGGGAGCTGTTGAGCTTAGAAACGGATGGGATTTTTCTAAAACAAGAGCAAAACTGAAGGATCCGATTGTGAAATCGGCAGAAAAGCGCCTTGCAGTAGCCGTTCTGAATACCCTTCGCGTATCTGGAAATGATTTAAAGCTATCTGTTAGAGATTTTGATGTACAGATCAACCATAGTCCGCAGGACAATATGTACACGAAATCACAGACTTTGTTACAGCTTCTCCAATGCGGAATTCATCCGCTTGTTGCAATTAAAACTGTTGGGCTGTGGGGGGACGCAGAAAAGACATTCCTACTGTCCAAACCATACGTTGATAACCTATGGAAAACTATTGATGATGTGGAAAAACAGGAGCGCAAGGCGAAAGAAATTGCAGAAAAATTAAATACTCAAAATCAAACAAATAAGGCAACTACCGAGTGAATCTCGGCGGTTGCTTTTATTTTATAAAAATTGCACCTATGCGTGAAATAGGAGAAATCACAGGCTGATAGCAACCAGCGTAAAAAAGCGTAGTGAATCGGAGGTAATCGAAATGTCAAGAGAACAGGCAAAGCAGAACCTTGTAGCTCTAGGAATCGCAGAGCCGACAGATGAGCAGGTAACAAACTATCTTAACAAGGTGAATGGAGAAATTCAGAAAGAAAAAGACAAGGCGGCAGAGTACAAGGAGAAAGCCGAAAAGGCAGATGAACTTCAGAAGAAACTGGACGACATGGAAGCCGGAAACCTATCTGAAATTGAAAAAGCAAACAAAGCTCTGGAAGCAGCAAATAAGACTATTGCTGACATGCAGAAGTCTAATGCCATTCGGGATCAGCGTGAAGCGGCCATGACAAATTTCAAAATCACTGCCGAGCAGGCGAAGACCATTGTAAAAGAAGATGGAAGCCTTGATTATGCGGAGCTTGGAAAGATTATGTCCGAAAAAGAAACCGCAGCGGCGCAGGCGAAGGAACAGGAGATTGCAAAGAATCAGGCTGTTCCGGGCGGAGGTGCTGGCGGGAATAAAGGAAAGACAGAAGCGGAAAAGACAGCAGAAGCTATTGGTAAAAACCTTGCTGGAACGAATAAAGCC